ATTGGGATTGATTGCAAATACATCTTCGGCAAAACTTGACATCTTTTTTTCCTTTTTTTCTTACTATGTTTATATTATAGCAGTTTGGGAATTATCAGTCAATCAATCTAATCTGCTTCCAGCGTAGACCTGTGTTAGGCCCAACTTGGTCTTCAGTACCTCAGCGTAGGCCTCGGCACCTGCTTCTAAAATGCTGATTGATTGGGTTGGGAAACCGCTGGGGTTCCACAGTTGAAGACTGCCAGTGTAGTCCTTACGGAAGCCCGCGGCCTGTAGCCACTTGCCCAACTTTGAGTTAGACCGTACGCCAAACACGTTGACCCAAGCAAAGCCACAAGCATCACGATCGCCATGCTTGGCGTGGAATGCTTTGGCCGCTGAGCGGGCTTGGATACCTGCTTCGTTGGTTGCGTCTTGTACCAACTGCTCTGTGATCTGTGTTGCTATTGCTGTCATTTCGGAATCCTTTTTAGTTTCTATACAAGTATTATAACAGTTTGGGAATTTCGGGTCAACCGTTTTGTTTGTCCATGATGTACTCAAACAAGACAAATTTAGCACGATTCAGCAGTTGACGCTGATCTTCAATGGTGTTAAAGTCCGGTTGCTCGTAGGCCATCAGTTCTTGTGCATCACTCATCATGCTGGCCACAACCATTGCAGGGCCAGAGAATTTAAAAGTGCTGGACGATTCCACTGCTTCACGCATTTCGGACTCGGTGCAACCATACATGCCAACTTGGCGTTTTTCTTGCTCGTTTAACGTAATCATTTCGCCTAGTATATCGTATCTTAAACCCATTTTTGAACTCCTTTTTGTTAAACTATGCTATATTATAGCAAATTGGGAATATTCGGTCAACCAAAGGCTTTTACCAGCCCGATTAGCCCAATTGCTACACTTACAAGATTCACAAACATCTGTGGTTTATTTGCAACACGCACAGTCCAAATCAGGAACAAAATAGTCCCAATAAAAAATGTAAGAATGTTGTAAGGATGAGCTGTTGGCCCCACTGCATTGAGGCTATGCCCTGCTACTATAAAAATAGCCCCGGTCCACTGCAAAATTTCATTTGTATCTAATTTCATACCTTAATTATAGCAGTTTGGGAATTATTGGTCAACCGAAATCACAACTCAATTGCCCTGCGAAACACAATTTCTTGCCGGGCAAAGGCATCTAATTCCCAGGGCTGTTGCAAATATGCCACATTACGACCGTAGTATTTGCCGTTCCATTTTTTGCCTTTGGGCATGATTTTTAGGATGCCTCGTGCCATTTGTCGCACATGCACCAACTCGTGTGCCAGGGTCACGCCCAGTGCATACAAATTTCTAGTGGGTTTTAATACCACCAAGTAAGTGTCAAGTCCTGTCAACGGCACAGTGGTGCCCATTTCCTCTAAATCTGAGTCCACTTTGATCATAAGCAATTTTTGATTTTTAGCAAGCCCAAGTTGGGTCAACATGCTAGGAACCAGTGCTTCAATGTACCGTTTGGTTTTGGGTCCGGCTTCAACGTGCAATTCCATATGTGCCTTTTTTTACTATATGCCCAAATTATAACAAAATACCAATTTTGTGTCAACCGATGCATGTTTTGTTTATTTTATTAGTAGAAACCATTGGGTGTATTGCGTTGCAACATAAATAACTCAGTAGAAACCACGAGTTTCTCGTTACTAAAGGAAAAAGCAATGACAGCAACAATAGCAAAACTAATTGAGCGTCTGGCCGAAATGTTCCCACGACAGAACTATCAAAGCAAATTAGACGCTTATCTCGCAAGTAAAAACGTACAAGACATCTGTGATGTAGAACACTGGACCAAACAGTTTGACCGTAAAGGAAGTTATCTATGAAAAACTTTATCAACACAGTGTATAACGGTCTAATTGCCTGGGCAGAAATGATTCACGAATATCGTCAAAGTTCTGCTAACAAATTTCATTATTGGAAGTAATCATGGACATAGGATTAGTCGCGGTTCAAATCATAATATTCGGGGCAATAATTCTCGTATATCTAGTGCAGGAGTTTAATAAATGAACTATCTAAACACATTATTGATGTTACTACGTTGGTCAAAAGACGGATGGGAAGTTCATCCTATTGACTTATCTACCGACTTTAGCGGATGGGTTTAATAAACCACTTGCAAACGTGCTTCTTGTTCACTGAACTTAGATGAACTTAACACTGCCTGAGGCGGCGGGGTTGATGGTATTGGATCCACTGTAGTAGCCGCTGTTCCAACACCTGCAACATTAAGTCCAGTTGTGGTGCGTCCTTCACGCAGTACTGCCACAGTAGATTGCCCTGCACTTGTTGCGTTACTACTTGCAGTAGTGGATGTGTCAATATTAGCTACCAGTTCTAAATATTGTGCAGACCCTCCAACTTTGGTTTCAAGGCCAAATCCCGGCAATGCCGACACAAAACTCATAATGGCTGGTTGACTGTTGCCTTGTACATTGCCAATGTCTATACCTGCTTTGACTTGTAATTCAGTTTCTTTTGTTATTTGTGCGCTGATTGCTGAAAAGTATATGTTAAGATTGGCAGTTTCCGCAGGGTTGGCAGCAATAATATTTCCAATCTCAACTTGTGCAGCCGTAATCAGGTTTCCAACGTTTCCTTCGTCTGACACAATTGTGTTTGCGTATATGCCATTGTATATGGTAATTAAATTAGCCAGTGCGTTGTTTATGTTGCCATTATCATATAATGTATTAATGATAGTAACGCTGTTTTCAAGATTAACAGTGATATTAGTTCCTACGGCAGTTCCAAGAATATCAGTTAACAATATAGTACCATTTACGCCAGATCCTGTTGCTATACTATTTGCATAATAACTTACATCCGCAGTGGGCAACGGTTGTGTTTGCGATTCAATGGCCGTCAGCCCCTTGTTGGTTTCTGCTGACAAGAATGCCACAGCCAACTGTGGCAAGGTCATACGACTGACATTTGTAACCTGATCCAATGCGCAGGACAATGCTTTGTTGGCCAGTGCCAGCCCCGGGGTCGTCATAACGCTTAGTCGTTCATAACTTATTCCAGCCTGGTCAGCGGCCACTATAGGTTCTAACAAACTATTCGGTGTGTATTGATTGCCAGAACCTGTGTTGCCAGAAGTATCTCCTGTTATGGGGCTGGCAGTTGATCCAGCAGTGACTGGATTTTCGCTTTGACGTATTTCACACGCTAAAGGTCGATCAATGGCTCTTGCGGCAGCTTCTTCATCAAGTATAGCCTGACTTTGTTCCGCAGTTAAGTTATCCTCCAGTGGCAGCGGATCTGGTGTGATGTAAATAGCACGTGGACCATCTGCAGTTGGCATTGTTAAGGATGGGTAACTGTTAGGCAGCATCACAGCAGGATTCAACAAGTCTGCCAATGTGTTGATGTTTGGTGTCCATACATCTAGTATTCTTAATATATTTGCAAGCTCATCGCCTGTGACGCCAAGCAATGCGTTATACATAAGTTTCTGTATGGTGTCAGTCACCACTACAGCAGGATCATTGAGATTGAGAATAATGTTATCAGGCACGCCGGCCACGCTGAGTGTTGCTATCAAAGGACTGATTGTTCCAGCACGGCGTGATATCTGTTGTATCAGTGCCAATGGAGTTCCGTAATTGTCAAGATTCCCTAGATCTATGTAGTGGCCAGCATTGAACAAGTCATCACCCATTGCAGCCGTAGCAAGATTAATTTCAGTAAGACCACTGGCAATAAGATTGTCCTGGCCAGTGAATGTTGGGCCCAAATAGCTGTTAGCGTTTACTGCACTGTTGATAAAACTATTCACAGTTGAACAATAACTATTTGTTTGAACAAAAGTTTGTGTAAATTTACTAAGATCGCCATTGCCCATATATGCATCTGCAGTCAATGTAATCACGCCCGACATGCCTGGAGAAGTATTGCTGAATGGAACAATGTCAACTGTTCCAAGTACAATTGAATCGGCCAATGCCGGGCAACTATTCCCAACATTTCCTGCAAATGTCTGAAGAAGCACTTGTGTATTTGCAGTTAAATTTCCAGGAGCTGCCAACATGGCATTTATCAACGGAGTCAACAATGCAGTTGAGGTATATGCAGTGACATTTGCAGTTAAATTTGCATTAACAATATAGCCTTGATTTTGAAATAAACCGGCAGCTGCCTGTAGTTGTAGCGCAGATAATGATCCAGCCATTATCCTGCCCTTACATCTGGACTGCCGCCTGTTCGTGCATGTCCGCAGGTGTCAACATTGCCAGTTCTAACAACAGGTTTTCCACCAGCACGTACTGTGCCACTACCACCAGCAGTGCTTGCGGCAGCATGTGGTGGATGCGGGTTATTTCTACGTTGAGGCCACGGTGCGTGTGCTGACACGGTTACACCATCAACTACAACAGGCTTGCCATTGACTCGTACTGAGGCCACACCTGATGTGGCTGCACCGCCTTCAGAGTTTGTATCACCTTGTCTTTGTACTGCTGGCATGTTGTTCCGTTCTTGTCAATTATTTATCCAGCAATTTACACCAGTTTGATGCCAGTGGTGCTTTGTATAAACTGATCAGCAAACATTTTGTCTGTGACCGCAACCACTGTAACTGTGCTTTTTGACAATTTAATATCTTTGTCTGGGCTCACTGTGAACAAGTAGGGCATTAGACCTGGGCCTTGAGCACCCATGGCAATCACCATTGGGCGTGATAGCTTGTAGTGTGCATCAGTTTCTTCCACTAATTTTCCAATTAGCTCTTCGCCAGACGTTAGTTTTAGTGTCACCACTTCACCTACTGAGGCACCTTTGTCAATTAACATATTATAATACTCCATCGCCGTAGCCAACAGCGTTTTCCTGTTCAAATAACTTTTTAAGTTCTGTAAATCCGCCAACAAGTCTATCATCTAAAAATATTTGCGGCACGGTTCTGGCAGTTGGTACTGCTTCTAATAGTTGTTCTCGGGTCCAATCTTTACTTACATTACGTTCTTCAAACTCAATGCCGTTTTTCTTTAACAATGCTTTTGCTTGGTCGCAATAGGGGCACTGATCTTTACTCCATACAGTTGCTTTCATATTTTTCCTTTTATTTTATAAATTTGGCAGTTCATCGTAATCTAACGTGTCACTCATGATGCCAATAACATAGTTAGTCGACTCGTTCTCCTGCAGTGCAGTTTGTTTGTTCGATGTGTTGACGTGTTTGTTAAACCAAGGAATCGGTGTGCTCTTGGGAGCAGGTGCTAGATATTTAATACCAATTTCTTTCAATGCGGCAGCGGCAGTGTAGTCCACAAAATCACGCAGGATGTTGGCATTGAGTCCAATCACCGGACCATGTTTGAACAGGTATTCTGCCCATTCTTTTTCTTCACGAATAACATCCATGTACAGTTGATACACTTCTGCTTCGCATTCACCTTTGATGGCTGCAAAGCGTGGATCTTCTTTTACCACTTGATTGATCATCCAACCAGTCCACTCTTTGTGTAGTATTTCATCTTGCAGGATCAACTGAATGATGTTGCCGTTGCCAATGAAGATCTTGTTCTCTACCATGGCCAAACTTGTGGCAAATGATACCATGAAGCGGAATGCTTCCAATGCGTATGACGCATGCAGTGCCATCCAAATTGCTTTGATATGTTCACGCTCGGGAAAGTCTTCTAACAGTTCTTTACGGCAGTTGATCATGTGTAGTCGATCATAGTACATGCCTACACTCGAAGCCATATCAACAATTTCTTTGGTGTCGTGGATTGTGTTGAACATTTCCTTGGGCACATTGTAGATGTTGCGAATGATGTGGCTGTAACTGCGACTATGGATATTGGTTTCAAAAAATGTCCAGTTATAGACCAATGCTTCTAGTTCAGGCAATGATACCACTGGTGTAAAGATTTGACTTGGACCACGACCTTGTAAACTATCTAGTGCTGTTTGACGTAACAAGTTTGATGTAAAGATGTGCTTGACAGTATCCGACGCATCTTTAAAGTCTTGTGAGTCTTTGGTCAGGGAAATTTCTTCTGGTACCCAAAAAAATCCACGTGCTTCTTGCTCGTACTTGGCAATCTTGTTGTACTTGACTTCTTCAAAGCGTTGGATGGTAACCGGACCTGCTGGGTCCAGGAACATCTTACGATTGAGGTAGTCTGTTTTTGTTTTTAAATTGTATTGTGCTTGGCTCATTGTATTACCAGTGTCTAATTGTGTTGGCTATAATAAAGCCACAAGTTATAATATGTATTATAACCCAAAACGTTTTGAAGAACAAGGCTATTCGGGCTTCTTGCAGTGTCAAGATAGGCACATCAGGGCGATCATGATCTGATTCTCCCATCAAGTGTCCTGTAGCCCGGGCCCAGATTTTTTCAACGCTGTTCATAGTTTGCATGATTCGCAGTCTTCATCGAGATCAAAATCAATTTCATCCAATGGTGCAACTGCTTCATCTTCGGCCTTCATCTTACTGCCTGCTTTGTTGATCAGGCTGTAGTAGAATGTCTTCAGTCCCCAGTAATGTGCCTGCATCAAGTTCCGAGCAATCAGGGTTGTAGGAACTTTGCGATCAGCAAAGTGTGCCGGATTGTAAAATGTGTTTGTGCTGATACTTTGGTCAACATAGGCTGCCAACACCGCCGCTGTTTTCAAGTAACCATCGCAGTCTTTTTGTGCCCACATCTGTTGATACTTGTTTTTCAACTTGTGATACTCGGGCACAACCTGTGTTAATGATCCTGCTTTGCTTTCCTTAACTGAGATTAAACTCATGGGCATTTCAATCCCATTGGTTGAATTGATCACAACTGAGCTTGACTCCACAGGAGCAATGGCCATTGATGTTGCATTGCGAACACCATAACTGCGCATTTCTGCACGTAGGCTTTCCCAGTTCAGTTCTGGTGTAAAGTCTGCAAGTTCGTTCACACCTTTGGCACGTAGTTCCCAAGGAAACACACCTTGGCCGTAGCGTGTTCGGTCTGAGTCTACACAACGACCACGTTCTTTAGCCAGTTCTACTGACATTTCTGTCAGGTAGTAGGCTTGATGTTCCATCCACGTCTTGACTTCAGCCAAGGAGTCTCGCTCTCCGTAGTTGAATCCACGTTTGGCGTGCCAGTAGGCAAGGTTGGTGACTCCGATTCCCAGTGGTCTGATTTCGTCGTTGGATAGTTTAGACTGGATGGAAAGAAAGTCTTGATAATCAAGAATGTTGTTGAGGCTACGATGCAGTATACGGCAAGCACGGCGCATGTCTTCTGGATTGCGGAACGCACCCCAATTGATTGAGCCCAGGGTGCAAAGTGCGATACGACCGCTATCGTCATCCAGACGTTTAAAGGACTTAGTAGGTAAAAGTATTTCACAGCAAAGATTACTCTGGTAAATGGTATGATATTCAGGATCAAACGGTCCTTGCTTCATCACGTTGTCAATGAACACAAGATAGATACGTCCTGTGTCTGTACGCTCTTTTAGTATGCCCGACTTGAATACTTCTTCTGCTGCCATAGTTTTTGTACGCAAGTCCTTGCGTTTTTCGTACTTGACATACAGTTCTTCAAACAGTTCTGTGTTAGAATAAAACGCTTCGTATAAGTCTGGCACTTCGTTGGGATCAAAGAATGTTATTTGTTCTTTGTTTTTAAATCGTCTCCAGAAGAAAGCACTAAGCACAACCCCATAATCCATATGACGGACTCGGGTTTCTTCTGTTCCTTGGTTGTTCTTAAGTACA